GTGGCGAGCCACGGATTATATGGGGTGGGGGTTAATAGATTTCTTCCGGGGTATGCTATAGAAGCCCTGATTTTATTTGTTTTTATTACCTTTTGTTCGCTTGTTTGTGCTTCTTTTTGATGGCAAATGAAACTCTTTGACCTCATCGAGTGTGACTAATTCAGCGACATTCAATTGGCTTCGAATAAATCGTGCGCGTTTCTGAATCGCTTCGTGACTCAGACCGAACATCTTTGCGATCTGGCGAGACGAGAGACGAGTCGGCATTTCGAGAGCCCACTTCACGAGCTCAATGTGCCTTCGAATGATGAATGAATCGGTTTGTGTCAATGCGTGCATAAATGCTCTGAGCGAATTCAGCACGTGCTCTCTGCTGATGAATTCATCAGTTTCGATGCGTTCAGTTGATTCATTTGATTCAGTGCTTCCCCAAGCTTTATGGTTCTCTTTGACCTCAAATACGTGTTTAGGTTGCCACATTTCTTTATATGGTAAAACACCTGAATCCCTTAACTTATCCTGCTCCTTCCTGCTCAACGAATAGAACCACTTATCGAATCGACGAGCGTCCTTCTTGGGAGCGGTTACATCATAGCACGACTTGCGTTGCACAAGAATGAATTACTCTGCAAATCCGTTAGAGTCAAATTAGTTCAACAGTCAAATTCCTGTATGAATTCAGAGAGTAATCATACACAATAAAACCCTTACTGACACAACGCCTGATGAGATTATTGATGTTCTTTTCTCTGCCTGATTTTGTTTGGTAATTTATTTCAGTAAGTGCAATGATGAGTTCTTCTTTGTTAAGTGTTTCTGGTAAAGTAGCAAAGAATTCTCTGAGATTGTTATCGATTGTTTGATGTCGTTTCTGTGCTGCTTTACTTCCGTTCAACGCGATCTGTATCATTTTACTTCGTTCTGTCTTCCATTTTTCTCTTCTGAAGTTCGCTATTCGTATCTCGTGGCGTTTTAATTTACTCATAGGATTTATTTACTCATAGGATTGTTTTACTCATAGGATTTATTTAGTCATAGGTTTGTTTTATTATTCTGAGGAGATAGCATTAGAATCGAATCCCCGACGAGCGAGCGAAGCGGAAGCGGAGGAGTGGGTGAGATTCCCTTATCTCCCCGAAGGGGAATAAGAAGGATTTCACTAAGGATTTCACTAAGGATTTTACAAGGGGGGGGTTCATAGGTTTGAATCCTTTTGATTATCGGGTTGGTAGGTAGGTATACCCTTAAGCGTTAAAACGCCCCTGAGGCACCTTTTTAAGCGATTTAGAGGGTGTCTGGGAACCGACTGATGACGTTTCCTCAGGTTGGGCTTCTGGGGCTGGGGAGTATTCCCAACGGATAGCATTGTTCTGGCGAGCGTGACGGACGTAAATTTCGGGTGAAAAGTCGCCGTTGATGTCTTTCATACCTGCTCGGTTTCGGCGTTTGGTTAGACTGAATTTGAAAATCGGGTCATCGCCTTGGCATCGCTGAAGCACCCCGACTTCTCGCACGTAGTTCACGAGTTCCGATGCACCTGCCCCGCTGTATGCGAGATCTGCAGCGGTTTGACCTTCTTTGTCTTTTGCACTTCTTGGCTTCGTTGTGTGATGCACTGCAATCAAGACTGCCCCTGTTTCCTCGAGAACGCGGGCGACGCCGTGCCGTAGGAATTCTGTCATTTGTGCTTGGTCGGAAACCTCTATGCCAGCAAACGAAAGTAAAGGGTCGACGACAAATACATCCGCTTGATGCAGAGTAATGAGTTCCTTCATCCGAGCGAGGAAGTCTTTCCCGACTGAAGCCGTATCACGGAACACCCTGAGGTTCTGCTTGAGCAAATCTTTCTGTTCATCGTCGAGCATCATGCCTGCACAAATGTCTTGGAATGCTTCGCTCACGTCACCGATGTCGTTTTCTGCCTGTAGCATCACAACCCGAAGCGGTCGCTTTGCTTCGATGCCGAAGAATCCCTTCTGGTGCTGAATGCAAAGAGAGATTATAAACTGCATCGCAAAGGATGACTTCCCGACACCTGATTGGCTAACGAGCAACATCGAGCCACCCTTGCAAAGCCACCTGAATTTGCCGATAACTAAGTTTGGGTCAGCGTTGCGGTCAAAAGATTCAAGGGCATCAAGAGACATTTCCTCGAGCCCTGTTTTCTTGGTAGCACCGAATGACTTCGCTGTTCCCTCAACGTAAGCGAGAAGCTGTGCCGGGTCTGCGAGCGGATCACTTGCGTGCTTCGTGAGATTCGTTCCGAGTTCCTGAATTCGTCTGAGCGCTGCGGTGCGTTTGATTTCAGCAATCCATTGTTCCTTGAGCGTCTTTCCTAAAACCGCAGAAGTGACTTCGTTTAGATAAACTATTAGCTCAGGGCGTTTGAGTTCCCTGACGGCTGATGAGACGCTGAGTTCATCCAGACCGATTTCTGAATCTCTGAGAGTCTTTAGAATTTTCCAAAAGTCTTGGTGCTTTGGTTCAAAGAAGTCAGAGACAGAAAGTGAAGGCAAAGGCAAGTCGTCTTGGATGATGCATCCGAGCACAAATGCCTCTGCGTCGATAGCAGAAGGTAGAGACATTATTTTGTCTTCTTTAGAGGTTTAGTGAGATTGGCTTTATTTCCCAATTTACCAATAAACTTATAAAGCGGTTTAGGTGCAACGATTCCGTCTTCGCGTTGAACCCTGAACATCTTGCGGTCAAATAATTTGTTTTTTAGACCTGTCTTCAGGAATCTATCAGCTCGTTTGCATTTCCATTTCTGGTTCCATTGCTCAATGCTGAAATAACCATCAGGAACATCATCACAGTTATTATGAATCTCTGACATTAAAACTGCTAAGAAAGCAGGGTCGTTTGTTTTATGTGGTTTCATTGTGGGAGTTATTTGTTTTCGTTTTGTTGTTTGTTTGCTCGTTCGTTCGTTTGTTTTGTTATTCTTTAAGTTCAAGGAATAAAAACCCTGAGGCCTGTTTGCCAGATCCATTTACCGCCGACCTTGTGCACCAGGAACACTTTCCAATCGTTACCATCAATCCATCCCGCAGCGAAACCACTACCCCATCGCGAAGTCGCTAATCGATGCGAGGCATAAGTCATTGCTTCCTTCTGACAAAGACATCCGCAAGAGAAAGCTACACCGCCTTCGTGCTTCGTGAGATTTATCTGACTGAAGTTGTGCGTGTGTCCGTGCAATAGCGCACCGCCTCTGTCGGCGTAATGCCTGCCTTGTTCAGCAGTGGCGTTCAGACCGTGAGCATAGCCGTGCACAAAAGCAACAGGTCCGAGCCGATAAACGCCTTTCTCAGCGTGATAATTGAGCACAGTTTTAGCACCTGCTTTCTTAGCGCTTCTGATGATGTTATCTTTTACGTCTTGGCAGTAATCTCTGACGATCGCGCTTCCTGAGTTGTTAATCAGAGCATCAAGTCGTGCTTCGTGGTTACCGAGCAGATAAACAGACGGTTTGAATTTGTTCAGGAAATCTATTCCTGCTTCGATGTCGTCCTTGAGCGATTCAGCGGATTCTGCGTCGTTCCCGACACCGCGTCTTAAACTTCTGAAGTCAAAACAGTCTCCGAGGTGCACCCTGACGTCTGGTTTGTAGTCTTTGCAGAATTCCCAGAGAGCACTGAGAGCTTCTGGATCTGCCATGTCGCCGTGGTTATCTCCCGCAGCGACGAATTTGATAGGTGAGCGCATTTTGTTAGTGGGTTAGTATTTGTTTGTTTGTTTTGTTGATGGAAATTTTATAGGTATTTAATGATATTTCATCTCGAATCCGAGTTCCTGCATTTTCTGGTCTCGGAGTTTCAATGATTCTTCTTTTGTTTCTGCTAAACGAATCATATGAGATTTGCCTGCTCTCCGAATTCGTAAATAATAAACCCTTCCTCGGTCAGATTTATAAAGAAACGCGTCAGGTTTAATTTCTCTGTGGAATTTGATGTGCTCATACCCGCACTTCGTCCCGGCTGGACAGGAAGCGAGCCACTTCGCACGATCTCGACTAATGCCGACCGATTCAGCCCATTGTAACGCAGGTTCATCGAGCTGAGTTCCGTTCGGATAAGGATGAATGAATGAATCCTGTGGAATAATGGTTTTGTATATGGCTTTAATTTTTTGTGAATTTTGTATGTTTTTTAAGTTAACCATTTTTAGAGTCTCCAATATTTAGCGAGGGCACGACCCTCTGACAGAATGTGATTTCTTGAATTGCTCTCGAAGTAATATTCCTGGTCAAATTTAACAAACTTACGCATAAAGCCGATTGAGCGTTCTTCTTCTTCGTTCGCTGGTCCGATTCCCTTCGTTTCAACATACACCGTCTTCACCTTCCAGCCAGCAGGGATGAGGTTCCTCTGCACGCAGGTGAGTTCATTTAGGTAACGCCAATCAGTGCAAATGACTGTTTCAAAAGGAATGCCGTCGTCGTCAACGCAGTTCTGAATGTTTTCGCAGAGCATCCTCGCCCAGACGTCTTGGTCGAATTTCCGAGCAAAACTTCCGAGAGAAACCAAAACATCACGGTGCTCTGATTTGAATTCATCGTGGAAGAAGTTCCCGACTCCTGTGAGCCCGACAGAATCAATCCATAGGTTCGCTGAGTCTTTGAGTTCATCTGCAAAATTCACCTTATCGGAGTTTTTGACAGACCACTCCAGCAACCCTTGACCGAGGGTATCTTTCCCGGCCCGAGCGTAGCCACTAATGAGCACAACTGTGCGAGAAGGAATGATTGACCAGAAGTCGTCTGGGTCACTGAAGTCGCTGCCTGACATAGAAAACTGAGTTTATAATTTAATTAAAAAGGAAGTGCTTCAGGCTTTTCTGGATCGTGTTTTGGATTTTCTGGTGCAACTGTTTCTGGTGTAACGGCAGTGATTTTCTTAAAGGTGTATTTATAGTAAGTCTTTCCGTTGTATTCATTGGGCGTAGCGTCGAGTTCAATATCTGCCCACTTGTTGAGCGCTGGTTTAATGTATTCAAGGAATGCAGTTGTATTGCTTCCTTCCTGCAAGGGCTTCGCGTAGGTGTTGCTAAGCCGACCGACGAGCGTTGCGAGCGCCTTTGGGTATTGTGTTGAGTATTTTTTGCTCAGGCACAGTCCGCTTTCACCGAGGAAAAAGAGCTTCGTAAAAGCACCGTCAGAGGTTTCAGTGATTTTGTCTGGCTTCGGAGCACAGAGTCGGAGTCGGTAAACTCCAGATTCAGTGATATTTTGAAGGGCAGGACGTGAGGAGTTCTGGTCTTGGTTTTGTTCTTGGGTGTTCATAAGAAGAGTTGGTTTTTAATTAGATTACGCAAAAGGAATGACCATAGAAGATTTGCTCGGCAAGTCTAAATCCACGATGTCAGTTGAATAACCGTCCCACTTACCTGACTGCATCGATTTAGAGTAAAGAGTAACAGCGTGCAGGAGTTCTTCGCTTCCCTTGTTCATAAACTCTTGGCCGAGTCTGTAAAACGCGACTGCGTGCGGAGGTTCCTTTTCGACGACTACAAAGACGAAGTCGTTCAGACCTGCTATAGATTTATACAGAAACGCCTGCAAGTAGTATTTGTATGATAACGCGGTGCGTTTGAATCCTTGAAGTGAAGCGTCATCAGTCGTCTTGATGTCATAAATAACTCCGTCTGTCCCGATAGCGTCCACAAGGCACTTGAAGTTCACCCCGCTGAATTCAGCAGTC